TTACGAAGTGGATACAGACACACAGTCTTATTTTTGGTATATAGACCATACACTTAACTCTCACCGTGGTTGTCGGGACAATATACCTGAAACAATAGACGCATATGCGGGAGTAGGTAATTACTTTAATTCTGAAAAGCTATGTACTAATATTGCCTATATCCAAACATTTTATAATTGCTTACGTCAATGGCAGGCACTTAATGATAAGCCTATCACAACAGATGATTGGAATGACCCAAATTTTTCTAAACACTATATCACACTTGAAGTGACACAAGACGGTTATAGACCGACAGTAGTGGCTACTCGGTGTTTTAGGGACTTTAATCAAGTTTATTTTTCATCTGCCGATAAAGCACACGAAGCACTTCTTGAATTTCAAAATATGATACCGTCACTTTATAGCTGCATAACAAGACTTAACGAATAAAATTTATAGGGGAGTGTTTGAACAGTGAATAAATATACTATGCAAGACTTACAACGATTTCAAGCACAACCTCTAAGTGAAAAAGTTGATATGACAAGAGCACGCTTAATGGAGTGGTATGTACATAATAATAATAACAAGTGTTATGTTTCTTTTTCGGGTGGCAAAGATAGTACAGTGTTAGCCTATATCGCTGCACAGGTATGTAGTGTTTTAAAGTGCGATTTAATACTTTGGTTTTCTGATACAGGTTTAGAGTTCCCTGAATTGAAAAAGCACGTTAAGAGCTTTGTAGAGTACCTGAGACGTACATACACTGATATACATATTGAGCTTGTTATTGACTATCCTAAGGACAAGAATGGAAAGCGAATTTCATTTAGAGATGTAATACTTGATGTAGGTTATCCAATCATAAGTAAAGAAGTGGCTCAAAAGGTTGAGTTTGCACGAAGTAAGCCTGACGGTTATTGTGCAGAAGCCTTTGACCCTGACTCTGATTATTGCAAGAAGTACCCAAAGAATTGCTTGAAAAGGTGGCGTGGCTTGTTAGAAGCACCCTTTAAAATTTCAAGCAAGTGTTGTGACATTATGAAGAAGAAACCTGCAAAGGCTTTTGAAAAGATGTATTGTTTAAAGCCTATATTAGCAACAATGGCTTGTGAGAGTAGTTTAAGACGCAACGATTGGTTAAAGAATGGTTGTAACGCTTTCAATAGGGGGCAAAGACCTATCTCTAAGCCTATGAGCTTTTGGTTAGAACAAGA